CCCAGCATCCTCTGGATTTGCGCGATTGCGCTGGGTTGGCAATTCATCGGTCACCCGCTGGCGATCTGGGGCGTATCCCTGTGGGCGCCAGAGACGCCAATCCCGAACATCCCCACGGAAGGTCTGTTCCCCCTCACAATGGCCCTCCTGGGGCTGGGCGGGATGCGGAGCGTTGAGAAATGGCGCGGCGTATCGAGAGAGAACATGAAGCGAACCAAGTGAGTTTAAGCAAACACTTCAGTTTGATTGAAATGACCAAAAGCCAGTCTGCCTTGCGGCTGGGCCTGGATAACAATCCAAACCCGGAGGCGGCAGCGGCATTGGCAAACCTCTGCGAACAGGTCTTGGAGCCTGTGCGGCGCCATTTTGACCGCCCCGTCATTATCAACTCCGGCTACCGCGCTCCGGCGGTCAACAAGGCCATTGGCGGCAAGCCTACGTCACAGCATTGTAAAGGCGAAGCGGCGGATTTAGAGATTCCAGGTGTAGACAACATGGATGTCTATAAGTGGATCACCGCTAATTGCGGCTACGATCAGTTAATTTTGGAATACTACACGGGTGAACCCGCTTCGGGCTGGGTCCATGTGAGCTATGTCAGCCCAGACGATAACCGCCATGAGCGGTTGCGGATTGACAAGTCCGGGGTGCGGCGGGATTAACCGCTATGAGGTGGCGCTGGACCGCTCTTACAGTCTACTTAATGATCTGCATTTTCGATTTTATGATTGTGCCTATGTGGTTTGGCTTCATGCGTCCAGATTATCATACATTCCTAGAGGAAGTCCGAATGATTGAGGACACTATGATACAACTGGAATTGATGAAAAAATTGACCCAGCACCATTCGCCCTACACCCTGCAAATGGGTGGACTATTCCATTTGGCCTTTGGTGCGCTGTTAACGGGATCGGTTTTCGGGCAGAACACAAAAGATTAAATAAGTCAATACCCGCGATTAATTTAAAACATCCGGTATATGCAAGCCCTTGAAATAACAGGGCTTTTCTATTGTCGTCACATTCTCCTAGTTATTACCTAGTTTAAACTAGCCGGAACTAGGGTAATATTTTTGATTCCCCTAGTTCGACGCCTTTGGAACTAGGTTAATTATTTTGGATTACCTAGTTTGACTTTAGCAAGTTATTGAATTGAAAAGCGAACCGGGCTAGGCTTAGTTTGATTTGATTACTCTACTGGGTCGCTGTTCGCGCAGCGGCCCTTTTCTTTAAGCAGTTTCACCGCTTTTTTTGCTGGCTTTTCGGTGCGGCGAGTGGTGCCGAACATTCCCAGCCGCTTAAATAACTTGCGTCGTTTTTCAATACTTCTGATGAGTTTTGGAACGCCCCCAAAGTTGTGTTTTTTCAAAACGCATTCCGTGATTTTAGGGTTATCCCAATCGCTAGTTAGTACCTTAAAGTTTCTTAATAGGGAGTATTCAAAAATTATCGTCCATTTTGGTCCGCGCTTGACAAGGACAACCCCCCGCCAACCGCCTGTTTGCATATAATGATTGTAGACCATGAGTCTGCTTTCTCCTTAAAAAGAAAGCCTAGCCCGATTCACAATTTCGAAGATCAATTACGCTTTACCCAAGAATCTTACCACACTCACTTTTTGCAAAACTGCCATTTCTTGAAATTCTGGCAAAACCAAAGGCCGAAAGTGGCGGAAGACTGCGAGAAAGAAAGTTGAAAAAATCGCTTGTTTGGGTTTTTGACTTTTTTGGAAAAGTCAATATGAGCGGTTAATTTAGTTCCGCTCGTATGCCGTTACCAGACCGTTGAATCAAATTCCATGCACTTGAAGATGCCCTCGTCCAAAGCCAGCTTCATGGCAATCTCGCAGGGATACCCCAATTCCTCATAGCGGCTTTTGTGGACGATCAAACGCGCCTCTGAATTGCGGATTCCGTAATCATCGACGAACTTGTCTCGATGAATTGATATGACCTGATCGGCCTTGTTGGCCCAGTGCTGGCTTCCCGCGATGCTGGAATAGGTGATGGGTTCTTTGACGCCAGCGCCCAGAGGTTTTGCAGGATGCGCCAGTATCTGCAAATGCAAATTACATGCCTTGGCTAGATAGGTGCAGTTGTCCAAACATTCCCCGATCCATCCTGTTTCTGTTTGAGCGCGACGGTCAAAACTTGGCACGATCATGTTCCACGGGTCCAGGCTGACAGCGGATATGGCGTGGCGGGCGTGGCAATCGTTGATGATGTCCAGTATCCATTGGAAGTCGGGGCTGTTGGAGGGATGGTGAAGAAAAAGAAAGTATTCTTCTATCCAGTCATCGGCTTCTTTCTTCTCCTGGTCGGTCATCTCCATTTCCAGCTTGCCCCAGTAGGCAGACCGTAGATTTCGCCGGACGAAAGGCTTCTCCCGTGTCTCCATCGACATCAGTGCCACGCGGATGCCGTATTGCTTCACGATCCGCGCCCATAATTGCTGCGACAGGTGGCTTTTGCCGTGACCGGGCCAACCCGACAGTACCGACAAACAGGTCGGTGACAGATGCAGCTTGTTCTGCCAGCCGTCCCAGCCTTTCCAAAGCACTAAAGCGGGCGGTTCCGGTATCTCTGACAGGCGGTAGACGCCATTGATGGGAAACTCTTTTACGTCCTCGCGGAGAAACAGGCTCAAGGATTCCGCGCCGTGCTTCATCAGAAAGTCGTTGGCGTCTTTTATTTCATCGGGCCACTTGATCCAATAGCACTTGCCCGCACCCAATAGTTGCGCCAGATCAGCCCGCAAGTGATGCCCCGGCGAGTCGTTATCAGTGCAAATCACCACCCGCTTGCATTTGCCCAAGCCCGCCGCCACCGCCTCGTTCACATAAGCATACCGCTTGGCATTCAACGGATCATCGGAGCTTGTGGAGGGCGCACCGCCCACTACGCTCAAAACCGAATGCGGCGGCACACCCGCCTCGACCAAAGCACAGGCGTCCATTTCCCCCTCGACCACATAGACCTCATCCAGCGGCCCTGCCAATACGGCGGCTTGATTGAAAAACTGTTGCTGGCCGTTGGCGCGTTGTTTAAACGCTTTTTCGTTTAAGGCTCTGGCCTTGTAATTGACCGACTGCCCATCGGCATCGAGGTAATGGAAGACAATGCTTGGTAGCTGACGCTCACCAAACTGTATGATTTCTCCGCCAGCGTTCATTACGCGCAGGGTTTCGGCGCTGATTTTCCGTCTGGTAGCCCATTGAATCGTTTTTGCGTCTAGCCTCATCGTAACCTCCTTTGAACTCGCAGTGATGGCAGAACCACACTACTTCGGTGCCTCTCCGCGTGATACTCAGCGGCGTGTCTGTTTTCTTTTTTCGTTGGGCGCTGCACTCCGGGCAGCGGTGCTTTCGGGTTCCGTCTTGGCTTTGTACTAGCCGTTCAATGCGCTCATCAATCACAGCGCCATCTCCGTTTGCCCGGCGTCATCGACTGCGCTTATAGCGCGGTCTGTCTCCACGCACCAATCTATCGGCACTCCGTAGTCGATGCCGTCATGGCTGAAAGCGATGTAGTCTATATCCAGCCGCTCCAAGTTCGACAGAGTGCCGTTGATTACCCACCCGTGCATATCAGATTCCGGTTGGTCAATGCGGTAGCGCCTAGACACCACACATACCTTCGCATTCATTGATGAAGAAATTTAGCTGCCCGTGGTCTTCGGCACGTTTGAACATGCCCGCGCCGTCAGCCCACTCGACAATCTTGGCGTTGGCGCGGTCGAAGCTCATGCTTTCCATACTATTCTGCCACGTCCCGATTTTCCGGCTCTGCGTAATGATGTGCGGTGAATAAACCCTTTGTTTTCCAGAGGTGAAAATCTTGGCGTAATGGAACCAAGCTCCATGCCCACCGCCGCTGCTGCTTCTTCTGAAGTCATGCCCCTATCGCCAGACCGCATGATGGCCTCCAGAACAATCGCCTCTAATTGTGTGGCGTTAACGGACTGCGCTGCTTGTTTGCTGGTTGGGGGGTCCAGATTTCTTGAAGCTCCATATTCAAAAAGGTTCATTTCTGGCATTTGTCATCCTTCAATTTGAGTCCCGCTTCCGCTAAAAGCTCTTTAATCCATGCTACTGAAATTGCTCCGAACTCTTGGGTGCTCCGCATTTCAGCTTCTGACGTATTCAGCAACTGCTCCATGTTGGTGACGCCGAGGCGCTTCAAGTTATTTCTGGCACGGGCTGGCAGCACCCGCCCGAAAATCGCATAGTCAATTTGTTCGCGACTTTTCGGTTTCGTTTTTTCCGTGGCTTTAGCCATAGTGCGCCAATCATATTGGCTCATTTTCTGTTCCAATCATTTGTTCCGATTTCAATTATTTTTTCTACAGTCACTAAAACGCTACTGGATTCAGCCCAGTGTTTCGTGGCTTTCACAGCCGCAACCTGCTTGTCATCATTCCATACGTTGAAAGTATGGTTCAGCCCATCCAGAACCGCCTTCACAAGATTATCCAAATCCGGCAACTGAATGTGGGGCTCGTATAGCATTTGCTCTTTACGCTTGCGCGACCAGCTTTTTGGCATCCCAAAGTGGCAGTGGATCGTCACCATGACAGGGCCGTCGAACAGCAGCCCGCCGCCTAGCTTTGACTTGGCCGCTTGTGCGGCTAAAGCAATGGACTGCTCATAGCTGGCTGTTTTTTTGGGGGTGAATACATGGCCCCGCTTCGTCATGCGGGGGCGACCTTTCGGCACTGGTGCCCCCGGCAAGAGAAAAGTCAGGCGGTTAGTCACGCGGCGTCCCATGCACTACTAGATCACAGAGCGCAAGCCATCGTAGGAAATCTTCTTCCGTGCCGCCCGATTCAATGACCGACTTCATCACCGCCAAAACAGTAATGGATCGGTCCTTTTTGTCAGCCGCCCCTGTAAAGGCCCCCAGAGGCGTGGTGGTAGGTTTTGATGGCTGGGACACCTGACCAACCCTTTTGGCCTCCTGAGGAGGCTGTGAGACGCTCTGAGAACCGTTTGAGTTGCCCCCAACTGTTTTGACTGGGCCGTGCTTGGAAACCAGCATATCTTGTTGGCCTTGGTACGGCTTCCCCAAATACCATTCAAATTCATATGTCTGGCCCGCCTCGAACCGCACCAGCATATCGCTGAACGCTTTCACCGTGCGCGGCTCGCCGTCTTCAAAGCCTTTAATTGATCCAGGGGCATTCCCCTGACCTTGACGCACCTCGCTGACTTCCAAAATCATTGTTTGATTTGCCATTTTCGTCTCCTTTTGCCTCCAAAAAAGGGGTGGTGCGGAGAGCGAGGCTATTAGCCCCCCGCACCGTTGCGTCAGGAAAGAGGCACCAACCCTGCCGCAAATTCATCAAGGAAAAACATTTACATTTAGATTCCCATTAAGGGGTCCAAAACGGGCATGAATATAACTGTACACCCCCGCCCCGCCGGGTAATATCCGCACAATATCCGCGCTCCCAGCGGCACAAAACGTCACCAAACAACGGGTCAATCATGGTTTGTTCCCAAAAGCCTCTGCCCCTCGAAGGCACAGGCCGCAAGCCCTGGCGCGGTCCCTGTTGGGGGCCACAATGGGGACAGCGTTTCGGGTTCTTGATTTTCCCGCCGCATCTTTTGCAGATAGCCATCAAGTGATGTCCTCCCCAACTGGCTTGTAACGCACCAGGTTCAGAGCCCAGATAAACGCCGAAAATTCGTGGTCCAAATTCTTGTACTGAGTAACCCGAAGCTTTCCACTGTCGCGTTCCACCTCCATCAAGATAAAGCTATCGACCTGGATGTTTTCCAGGCGTAACGCCATGCAATAGGCCGCTCCCTGCCCGACATGACCGGGCTTCGGGTCATACTTCAGGTCGGTCACGCCCTTGTAATCAATCACCGCCGTGGTGCCATTTAGCAGTTCAACGAACAAATCCAATTTCCCAGCAAAGCTGTAATCGCAGTGGTACACTAACCGCTCTGTTGATATAGGGCGCTGAACATGGGCGTCATACCAATCTCGCAGTGCCTCTGCGGAACGTCTAGCGGGCTGTTCCTCCGGCAACTCCGGCTCTAATCCCATGCTGTACCGTTCCATAAAGTCGTGGAATGTAGTGCCAGCGGCCCCCGCCGCATCCCGCTTGCGGAACGGTGCTTTGCAAATTTCCGCCGCCCAGCGTTCGATATCCTTCACATCTTTGAATTTCAAGCCGTCTGGGTGTTTTTGCATTTCTTCGATTAACGCAAACCTCACCATTTTCGCAGCCCAACCCACCGGAATATTGAATGGCATCGGGTAACCTTGCTCAGCAATTTTGCTGACGGTATGCTCTACTTTGGCGTTGTTCCATCTATACTCGTGACCATCGTCAGTGAAAGTTAACGATCCGCCGTGGATGCTGGTGGATTCCATGACTGCCTCCTAAAAATCGAACTTATGCAGTACGTCTTCCAATTCGCCGCACCAAATATAAGGTTCGATGTTTCGGCGTTGCAAAGTTGTCAGCAAATCGGAAATCAAAGCCCGTGCTTCTGTTCGCTGCTCCAACTCGATGCGGTCAGCGGTTTGTTGCGCTTCCAGTTCTGCCTCTGTTTCCATGTTTTCATCCCCTGGAAAATTGATTTTCCCGCTGGAATCTATAAACGGTATTACGTTTTTCATCTCATCCTCCCGATACAACGTAAAAATACAGAATAACGGCCATCACTGCTGTGAAGCAGACGCTTGAAACTAAAAACTCAAGCCTCTCTTTTGTTTTCTTCGTCATTGACATCGTAACCTCCATTTTGATTCTTGAATTGTTGAATTTTATGGGTCCATATCGTTTGCATCTCTTTGCAGTTGGCTCCCTCCAGAGCCGTATACAGACGATCCAAGACCCAAACTGCGCGGTCGTTCGTCATTGTTTGCTGTCGTCCAATATTTCCGCATGGTTGTCGATAATGGTTCGCTCGATGAATAAAGGATGGTAGCCCAAATCCATTAAAGCCCATTCCAGTGCGTGGTCATCGATTTCTTGACGACGGTGCTGTTCGATCAGCAAGTCGCCCTGCATACTTTTCATTTGATCTGGGGTCATTGTTTTTTCTTTTCATCTTGGTAAGACTTTGCGGCTTCTTGGTCGTGAAAATATTGCTGTGTTGCAACTTCAACGGCTTGCTGCTGCGCCAACAACTCTTGGCGCTCACGTTCGCCGTCCTCTTCAGCTCCATTTCCAGCAAAAGCCGGATCACGGTAAAATTCTGTCATCAGGAAAACTATTTTCGCGTACTCTTCGCAGCATCTAAGCGTGCAAAACGGCTCGTATCGGTGCCTGTAATCACCATTCCAAAGAAGATATTCGCGCAGATCAGACAACAAGTCGATTGTTTGAAGGACTTCATCGTTTCCCAAATATCCAGTATTCGATTCGTCTATCCACCGGCTAGTTACTTTTGGTGCGGCCTTTCCGCAATTTGGGCATTTGCCGCGCTCTGCCGAAGTCATGATTCAGCCTTCCGCGCCGTTTTGCCGTCCTGGCGCTTTTGATATTCCTGGCAAACTTTCTTTTTCAAGGCCGCTCTCATTTTGTCCTCAAAATCAGCATTCGGCCCCATGACAATAACGTGACTGTCGAACCAGTCTGATTTGTCTTTTTTTGTCTGTTTCTTGCTCATTTTTGTGCCCCCTCAAAGTGTTCTGGCGACGAACACATTAATAAAGCGATGTTTTTGGCAAATCGCCGCGCCTTGGCGTAGGCGTTAAAACCGATAGCTGGGGAAAACACCTTTTCTTTTGAATAACCCGGATGACCAGCCGCCGGATAAATAACAACCCAGCTACCCGATTGCTTGTTGATTTTAATTCGTTGACGCATTTCGCGATACATCCTGCTAGTCATGTTAGCCTCCCAAGTGGTGTATAATGATCGGCGAAAATATTCCGCCTAGAAGGGTTAAGAAAAACGTCACTAGTAAGAACAAATCCATTACCGTAGACTTCCAAGTTTGTTGGCGAAGTCTACCATGGGTTATGCTTGGGTATTTTCGGGCAAATGTTCTTGTCATCGTTGTGCCTCCCTTGCTGCTCTCAAAACCGCGTCACGCCCATCGGCTACGCGCTGCGCCGCTGCGCGGGCGCCTTTTCGCTTATCCCACGCCCAACCGTCTTCCCAAAGCAACGCCGAGCCTTCCTCCAACATTGTTGCAAACTGCCTCGCCTCTAGCGGCGTCAGTTTCACGAAAACGTGCTTGCCGTCGTTGGTTACTTTCATCGTTGTGCCTCCCGATTAAACCCTAAGATTGTTGACCTCCGACCCGTCGCTTAAAACTTCGGTTTCCCAGTGCATAACTAAATAACCTAAATCAGTGCCTGAGAATGTAACCGCATGAAGGTCGGTTTCTTGAAACTGGTTCAAGAACTCGAGCAAGTCATGCGCGGTATGAAATGCGTAAGTTCTATCGGCATGTACGAAATGCTCCGAATCTTTAATGGTGCGTAATGTCATGGTTGTGCCTCTTTTCTACCCTGGCAGAATTGCCGCCAATACGGGGCGCGGTTAAACGTCCCCGCATTAGGAGCGATTCCTAGTCCCATTCACCCACAACGCCCTCATGTAACAGCCGGTCTATACCTTGGCCGTGGTGCGGCACTTGGTAAACTGTAAATCCGTCTTTTCCTGTTTCTTCGTCGTGAAACATCCGAATTTCGACGGCTCCCGCCCAACTGGCCGCCTTCACGGTGATTCCGGTTGCCTTGTGGCCGCGTGCGGTTGCCACCGTTTTGCGGGCTGATTCTGGTATTGACGCGTAAAAATGTGACATGATTCCGTGCCTCTTGTTTGGTTTCAAAATCGACCACATAGCAGCCGTGTATGGACTGGCCGGAACCAGTCCATCCAGAGGTGCTAGTCCATGTCCATGTTGATTTGATCGGTGGGGCAAATCGGCTCGCCACCAATCGCCAACCATTTGCGTGACACCCGCACCGTATAGCCGCATTCCATACACACACATTTGATCATGCGGGTGGATTGCTTTTTGATACTGGAATAATCCAGCGTTGCATGGGGATAATCGCCCACCTTTTCCAGCATTGGCGATACAGACTGTTTAAACGCTTCGCCGCCGGTTGTGGCGGTCATTTTGCCCTCTAAGCCGATTGCCTTGGCAACCGTGCGAAATGGCCCCTTGTGACCGGCCTCAACACCAACCGCCGCATGGATCAGCTCGTGGGCCAGTACATCGGCCACCCGGAAAGGCTCCGATAGGCTCATACCTACGATTATTTCGTGCGTGTTGTCGTGCGATTTTTCCGGGGGAAAGCATTGGCCCAGAGTCTTGTTACGGGAACCAGCGCCTTTTGAGGGCCAGCCGCAAGTGAATCGAATATTGGTCGGGATGGGATAACCTAGGGCGTCAAACATGGGCCGCATTTCGTCGGCCAACGCCCCTAGCCATTCCTCGCGAGTCGTAAAGTTTGCCATTTATTGTGCCTCTCCATATAGTGCGAACCCATGACGCGAATCAAATCGGTACGAGTTAAACGCTTCGTCAAAAATTTGGGTCGCCGCGTCATAAGCGACCTTGGCGGCTAGGAACTCATCGTCCTCGATTTCCATGTTGCGGTACTGATCGCGGGCGACGTGGTAGATGCGGATCGCCACGTCGTGCGCCTCAGTCGCCGCCTGATATTGTTTGGTTAATTCGGTCATTTGATTAGCCTCTTTCTTTGTTGGTGCCATTAACAGCGCCGACCCTAGACGATTATGCGTTATGGGGTCAAGTGTTAATTAAAGTTTTTTTATGTGCGGCAGTGTGCTATATATAGTGCATTACAGAGAGGTGACATCATGACACAAGACCAAGACCAGAAACTGCTACTAAATGAGGTTGAGTTGTTTTGCCGCAAGCACGGGCTGGCAGATTCCAGGTTTGGCGCATTGTCGCCAATTAATGACACTCACTTGGTTGATCGAATGAGGCACGGCATGTTGCGTCGGTCGACAATGAATAAGGTGCGGCAATTCATGGCCCGCTATGAGCTAGACGCCTCAATATGACTTGGCGCTTGATCGGCCCCATTTGGCGCTTGCCGGATATTTCTAGCATGGAACGGCTGGTCTTGCTTGCGCTAGCCAGTTTCACCGATAGGCGTGGCGAAAACAGTTACCCCGCGCTAGGCACACTAGCGAAGATGTGCAGTTGCAACCGCTCCACCGTTCACCGCGCCATAAAGTCGTTAATCGCCCGCCAATTAATCCAGGCCACCGGCAAGGCCCGCAAGGGTACAATCCGCTATCGTGTCAATGTGCCGATGCAACGGCAGGTATTGCACAATGCAACATCTAGCGTAGGCACAGGACAACACAATCCTATATTAAAGAATATACCTAGTAATAGTATACCTGTTAATAAAGGGGATACTTTTAATAATTTTAGGAACCCACCGGCATTAAATATTGATCGGTTTAGCAATGTTAAGTTACCAGAAAGCGGAGCTGAGATTGCTATTCGGTTGCAGAGAGAGCGAGAAGCGAGGCGGAAACGGTAACAATGATCGCGTAACGGCTGATTATTGGCAGTATTGTTGGGGATTGTGGGCATATTAGAAGGGATAGGTGAGCAATCCCTTACCAAAATGGACAAACTTGAACCAGTTTTGGTTCAGGGGAGCGGTTCGAACCGACCCGGTCCCGAACCCGTCCGGCTTGGCGGCTGGCATAGGGATTTGACATAATACATTTGACATAATCAGGGGCAGAGGGTCCAGGTCCGGTTTTTGGTTTTTGGTTTTCGAAACGGAGTCGCGGCCCCGGTCGTCATCGTCAGCTTATACGGGGAATAACAAGCACACACCAACTTCTGTCCCCCACACCGATCTGCCACACCATTATTCGGTAATGCCCCTGATATTGCCCAATGCCACTGGTTTGGGTTATAGATGGGCTTTCAGCCTGTGGGAGATGTTTGATGTCTGAACTGGAACCCGATGCGGAAATGGTGGAAATAGTAAAAAAGACGGGTCGTCCACCGCATACGCCGACTGATAAGACCAAGCATATGGTCGAGGAGGCTGTGGGTATGGGCTTGGAACAGGTGAAGATTGCACAGTTATTGGATATTGCGCCCAAGACACTGCGTAAGTTCTATCGGCATGAGTTGGATGTTGGCGTTACCAAGGCGAATTTGAGCGTGGCGAAGACGCTGCATAAGCGGGCTACGTCTGGCAAGGACACCATTGCCGGGATATTCTGGCTCAAGGCCAGAGCTGGCTGGGTTGATACGGTGAAGCAAGTGCATGAGGGCA